TACCGCTCCGTGACATACTTCATGAAGACATCGGAGATCAGCTTCCGGGTCGTGACTGTCACTTTCAACACCTTGTGTTTCTTCTGGTGCTTGGTGCCTTTCTGGAGCAGCACTGCCTTCGCGACGGTGATCTCACGTCCGCGCCCCTCACCAGCGGCCAGTGAGCTCGACCCGAAGCGCAGTTCGGTTGGGCGCAGGAGCTTCACCCCCTTCTCCGTTGTGAGTTCGTCCTTCATGACACCTGATTCGACGAGTGGTTCCTCGGAGTCCCCGTACTTCTCCTTGTATTCGATCGTCGCGGGCTGGAGCTTCACACCCTTTTTGAACCCGGCCTTGTTCTTGCTTGCGACGAGGGTGGCGACCTCCTCCATCATCTCCGTGGAACCGCCGATGCGTCGCTCGAGCTTTTCGAGACGCTTCGTCGCGCTCTTGCTGGTTGACTCGATAAGGAGCTGCATCAGGCAATGCTCGGTGCGCGGCGGGTGGGGGAAAGCATCGCCTCGGCGTGGTACGGAAGGCTGACCATTGGGCGCACCCCTTTCTCGTCCGCCTGGACCTGGCTCCCACGACCCACACTTTGCGTCGTGGACCACCACCAGCGCAGCGTCTCTACTGCCGCCATTTTCACGTTCTGCGGGCAGGATTCCTGGCCCGCTTCATAGCGGACATTGACGTTCTGATCAGAGTGTCCGCTGCTGTGGAAAAACGGCATTTCCCCACCACCGGAGGTTCTCCGGGCGATATATCCGAGTTCTTTGTTGACCATGATCGAATACACCTGCCCACCTGCTGGGGTGGGGACGTTCAGGAGGTCGTAGGCGATCGGTCCCCGGTACTCGATCACCGCGAGGACATTCAAGATCGGTGAGGTGCCATACCCGGCGTTTGCACGGTGCCGGAGCGAGATGATTGTGTGGCCGCCCGCATACCACTCGTCGTAGACCTGGGGGACGATCGGGCCGGTCAGGTTTTCGATGAGCGGCCCGAGGGCCTGGATCCATTCGGTGAGTTTCGCGTCATGGATACGGTCCGGGTTCGGGATGTTCAGCCGGTCGAGGACTTCGGGGAGCCCGATGATCGTGCCGACGCCGACGGTCGTGATGCTCGGCTCGACGCTGATCGTCAGGTACCCGTCGGTGGGCCAGCGCATTTTCGCGCCGCCACCGAGCACAACCTCCCAGGATGCGAGATACATGCCTGCTTCGGCCGTGTCCTGTTCGGTGAAGGTGTAGGAGACTTCGCCTTTTTCGGGGCTAGTGATCGCGACGGTACCGGCGAGTCTCACGGGAGAGGGGGCGGTAGGGCTCCGCATGATGAGTGTGACTGTTGCGCCCGTGAGGTTGGCGGGCTGGTTGTTGGAGTAGGTGAGCGTGTCGGTAAGGATGGGGCTCGTGTCGCCTTGGCCGATCGTGAAGTCTGCGCTCATTCGATGACTCCCGCGAGGGCTCTGGGGTTTACGAGGCCGGGAAGGTTGGGTGTCGCCCTGAGCTTCAGAGCGCTTGTGCTCGAAGCGTTCGCGGGCTGCAACGCGAGCTGCGTCGGCGTGTAGATCGCGAGATCGCCCAAGCCGGGGAGGGTTTCTTCGCCCGGATAGAGATCGCCCGGAAAGAGTGGTGTTCCGGCTTCGGAGATGCCACCCGCCGAGTTGAGGGCTATGTCTGTGGGTGTCGCGTCGCGGAACGTGCCACCACTGATCCCGGCGGCGGGGTTGAGCAGCGTGTAGGCTGGTGCCGTCGCGGCGAGGCTCGCGCTGGATACCGCTGCCGCCTGCTGCATGTCGATGTGGGCGTTCAGGAAGAGACTTCCACCCGAGACCCCTGCAGTTGGTTCCAGCGGGATCTGGGTGTTGGCTGTAACCCCCAGGCTGCCGGTGCTCTGCCCGACTGCAGGTTCGAGGGACACCCGGCCTGTGGTGGTCGCGGTGAGCGTCCCGCCACTGGTCGCTGTCGCCTGGGCGAGCGGAACCCCGGTTGGGGCGGTGAGCGGTGTCACCCCGGTTTCTGATTTGCTCGCGCCCGGCGAGAGGACGACGGTCGTTTCGGCGCTTACCGCCAGCGTGCTTTCGGAGCGTCCGACCGCTTCATTCATCGAGAGCGGGGCGGTCGTGACAGCCGTGAGGCTTGCACCACTCGATCCCGCAGACGCGGTGAGCGGGATCTGAGTAGGCGCCGTTAGGGGAAGGTCGGACTGCCCTGGGTAGGTTTCTTCGCCGGGATAGAGTTCTTCGCCGGGTTCAACGCCGGGTGCGCCTGCTTCGGACTGCCCGGATGCCCCGCTGAGGCCAATTTGGGTGTTTGCTGTCGCCGCGAGAGACCCCGAGCTAGATCCGATGCTGCCACTCAGCGCCGTCCGAGAGGGGGCAGTGAGAGGGGCGACGGCCGCGCTCTGGGCGACGGACGCCGCGAGTGCAACCTGCGTCTTAGCCGTCACTGCGAGACTTCCGCCGCTCGAGCCGCCGGAAGCGCTCAGTGCGACGGGTATCGGTGCTGGCGCGGCCGCGTATGCTGCAATCAGGCCAGCCCATGTGCCCGTCGTGGAGAACGTGCCTGTCGCGGTTGCTTTGCTGCCCGCTGTAGGTGTGAGGAGGTACTCCGCTCCGAGAGACCCGCCCGTCTGGTCAGCGCCAGTGAGTCCTGTTGCACTGCCGCCCGCCGTGAAGGTGCCGAGTGACGCGGTGCTTCCGAAGACACCGATCCAGGCGTCCCCTTCGAGGAGATTCCCCGTGGTCGGACCCGCCGAGACAGCGGTGCCGATCCCGCTTCCCGAGCCTTTCGTGTCGAGCCAGCTGGTCGATTTGACGCCCGAGAGCTCGTAGGCCGCTGCCTCGACGATGAGGCTCGCGCCGAACCCGTTGATACTGATCGACGTGACGCCTGCCGTCGTGATCCTCGCGGAGAAGATCATCACCGTGATGGCGACGCCGCTCGTGATTTCCGCGTCGAGGTTGTAGGTCGCTCCCGAGGAGTCTGAGCAGGACGCCGCACCCGTTGCGGCTGCCGTTGCTACCGCGACGACGAGGGTGTTGCCGACGGCGCCAGCGGTGATCGGGAGTGTGACCGCGCCCCCGCCGAGTGGGCTTGTCGTGACTACCTGGCCGCTATTGCGGACGAACGTGATAGCCATCCGGGCTCCTATCGGTGCTGGTGAACCTCACGCGAAGCGGCAGTCACGCCTCGGTCGCCGTCTGGGCGTCGACCTGGGCCTGGATCTGGGCGGTGACCTCGTCGAGGGTGAATCTGGGCCAGTCCTTGGCGGACACGATCTTCACCGCGTTCCCGGGCTGCCCGTTCTCGCCCTCGAGTGCCAGCGGCTGCAGGTTCTCGCCGTCGTCAACGACGTACTCGGGTTGCACAACCACTCTGACGAGTCGGACCTTCATACGCCCGCTATCGCTTCCCATGCCGTGGTGCTGGTGGCGAAGTACATCCGGGTCCCAGCCGCGCCATCTGACCGGAAGTACACGTCACCTTTGGCCTGCCCCGTGAGGGTGCCCGGCGCGCCTTTCCCGGAGAACTGTTTGACGCCTTCCGAGCCGACCTGCAGCGACGGATTGAGAGCGCCAGTGGCATTGACACGCATGGCGGCTTCCGCGGCCCGCGAGAGATTTAGCTCTGGGAGTGCGGTGCCGCCTCCCCACTGGATAATCCCGTCCTGCGTGATGACGAACGAATCGGCGGTAGCACCTTCGAGTTTGACTGCTAGCCACCACTGTTTTGCTGTGGTCGTCGAGACTTCCAGCATGACCGTTTTTTCGCTCGGGGCACGGCCCCCGAGCAGGAAGTTGATCCCGGTCGCGGGACCGAGGGCGGGTTTGGAGAGGGTGACCGTCGTTGCGTTGACGTAGGTAACGGTCGTGCCTTCCTGTATGACGGACGGCACAGTCTTTGTGGAGACGAGCTGGGAGAGTGACTGGCCAGTGTCCCCTGAAGTGAAGGCGGCTGTCGCGCTTTTCAGTTTCGTGAGTTCGCCTTCGACCACTTCCCCATCCGGGAAGCCCTTGCCCTTCAGCGATTGGATGACCATCGGGACGCTGGAGGCATATAGGTTGACCCTGATCGGGCTGGCTTTGGCGCTGTAGCTCGTCGCGGTCAGCCCAATCCCCGACGCCCCGGGCGCCTGGCCAACCGACACCCCGAAGCCCGCCGCCTTGACGCTGACGAGGATCCCCCCAGTGGAGCCGTAATCAGTTCCGATGCCGTAGAGCGCGAAATCGGTCGCATTCTGCCCGGCGACACTGTGGTAGAGGTAGCCACCTTTGCCTTCGTCAATGAAGTCCCATGCGCCCTGGGTGGCTTCGCCTTCGGCCTTGAGGACGATGCCCGAGCCCGCTTCGGTGCGGAAGAGAGGCGCGATTTCGTTGGGGGTCGAGCCACCGTAGATGGGCGTCTCGGTGAGTGTTATGTCACGCCGATCGAAGTTGGTCCCGCCGGAGACTGTCAGCTTGCCGCTGACGCGCCCCGTCTGCGCGACCACTCGTCCGAAGGACGCTTCTCCGTATATTTGGTTATTCGCGTCGAGCAAATGGTCTTTTGTTTTAGACCAGGGGCCTGCATACGTCCCGGCCCAGTCCTCGATGTCCCAGAGGTTGATCAGGAGTTGCGCGAGGTGCGTGGCGGGGATAGAGATCGCCCCCGCGGCGGGGGAGTAGCTGCCGATGTGGTAGACGCACTCCTGCGTAAGCAGGCGGTTGACGATCGACGAGTGCCCGTCGTTGACATTGATCTGTTCGTTGCCGGTGACGCCGAGACCGAGGATGCAGTAGTTGGCGAGAATCGACTTGGCATTGAGGTGGGCGGAGTTGCCGATCACACCCGCATAGAGGCCCCTGACGGAGATGCTTTCGACGAGGACTTCGTCGGAGTTGCCGCCCTCCGGGAGCCAGATCCCGAAGGCCGTGGGATGGGTCGGTTCGACTTCCGCATACCCTTGGCCGAAGATTTCCACGTCCATCTTGCCGACGCCGACCATCCGCGAGAGGTTTACCCCGGCGATAGAGGGGTTGCTCGGGAGGTATATGCGCACGTCGGTCATTTCCACGACCGTCGCGCTGAAGTGGGTGTTGACGCCGAGCTGCTCGGTGGTGGGTCCGCCGAGGAACGACGGTGGGCCGTGTTCCGCCGAATAGGTCGTTTCCGCTGGCGGTTCGACGTTGAAATGCGTCTTGCCTGGCGCCCCGCGAAACCACAGACGCTGGTTGATGCCGCCATAGATGGGGAGCGCCACGATCGAGTTCCCCTGCCGGTCGGTGCGGGGGGCTGTTCTGATGTTGTAGGTCGCACCCAGCCGCACTTCAGCCCGGGGGATTTTGTTGGTGACGGTGTAGTCGATCAGCGCCTGGAATGCCCGCGTGTAGTCTTCGCCTGGTTTGATCCCAAGTTCGGCTGCAAAGTCCTCGGGGTACAGAGCGAGGATGCCGAGAGCGGAGCCTTCTTCAGCGAGAGCTCTTCTGATTACCACCGAGGCCGGAAGAGGAATCGCCCCGCTCGTGACCTGCGCCCCTAGGGCTTCTTCGGCGGCGTTGAGGTTCTGTCGGTTGAGCTTGGTCGGTTCGGCTTCGCCCCTGTTTTTCCATGGGAAGACGGAAAGGGCCATCTGATCAGACCAGCGTCAGCGAGAGGACTTCGGCCGCGATCGACGCGGGAGTCTGCGTGGTCGAGATTACTGTTGAAGCCGCCGTGCCCCACATGATCACGTTGCCTTTCGCCGTTTCCGAGCTGTCACACGCGGCCCATGCGATGATCGTCGAGCTACCACCTGTGCAAGCAGCGAACGTGAAGGCTTCTTTGTTGTTGATCGAGCTGGGTGTCCCCGCGACAGCCGAGTTCAACACCGACGCGGGGACTTCCTTACGCAGATACCCCGTGTAGGTGGCCTCGGTGATCGTCGCACCCGTGCTTGCGTTCGTCGGCACTACGGTGAGGAGAGCGAGCCACATCGTGGGTTTCGCGAGTTCTTTCTTGCCCGATACGTGTTCCAGTGTTTTCGTGGCATACGCCTGTGAGAATCCCGACATTCCTTAGCCTCCGATCCCTATTTGGACAGGCCCGGAGGTCTGCTCATGCTCGGCAAGAGCCGGCTCGCTCAACGCGGCCAACCCCGCCTCGGTCATACGCCACCCATCAGCGTTCTCCGCGAAGCCCTTGGACTCCAAGCCCTCGAGGAAAACGCTGACCTGCTCTTCGGTCCGGGGGGGAATCGACCCATCACCCAGGAGTCGTGCGGTTAGCTCGGCTAGCGTGTAGGAGCGGATGCTCTGCGCCGCGCCCCCGTCTAGCTCCGCCTGGATAAAGGCGTCCTCATCTGCTGTCCATACCGGTAGATGCCCGAGGACGCGCCGTTCGGTGTCGGATGCGAACATGAGCTGCCTTTCTCTAAATGAAGGTCACTCCGACCGTGGTGGTCGAAGCGGCGTGCAGGATCAGGGACGTGGTGGCAGAGGTGAGAGGAATGACCGCGAAGCCCTGGCCGAGCATCGGGAGACCTGCCTCCGCGAGGTTGAGATTCGTGCGTAGCTTGACTTCGGGGCCTTCGATCGTCGTGAAGAAGAGCGCCGCGCTCACAGCGCCTTTCGGGACTGTGATCGTGTTATCGCCCGAGGCAAGTTCGAGGGTCTCGGACTCCGACAACGCGGTTGTGCCGGTGACTGTCATTGGGCCGATACCGATCTGCCCCGCCGGTCCTTCCGACTTACCGCCCAATGTCATCTGGCCGGCCATCAGGCCACCAGATCCTCAATGTTGCACTCGGGGCAGCGAGCGGCGATCATGTTGTGCTCACAGCGAGGCATCGGCTTCCTGCCTCTACGGGGCCGCTCGGGGGTCGCGGTCTCCATCTCGGTCGTGTCCTCGGTTGTCTCTAGCTCCCCCATGCGGGCCAGTTCCACGTTCATGCAGTGAACCATGCCTCCGTCACCAACAGAAGCAGCCTTCGCGCGCTGTTCACGAAACATCGCGGTGCGGCCGGCCCGCGTTGGGGGATAGACCGGGGTCATTACGACAGGATGAAGAAGGGCACGAGTTCGTTACCCGCAACGGTCCATTCCGCCGCCGCTTCCGTCGCGGCTTTCTGTGCGACCTGCCCGCCCCACACGGGGGCTCCGGCAGCGAAGGACACCGCGAGTGGTTTGATTTTCCAGCACGCCACCGCAGCGATCGTGGTAGCAGACGAGTTGATCGCCGCATACACGAATTTGTTGGGGGCGTTTTCTTCGTTGATCAGGACCGGTTTTTCGAGTTCCTGCGTGAAGTTCGCTTCTTTTTTCACCGCTGCGGTTGCCGCTTTGCTCTGGCCGAGCAGTTTGGAGGCTTTACCGAGAGCAACCCCCCCGTATAGCGCCATGAACGTTTCCGAGGCCGCTTCGCCTTCCGTCCCCGCGATCGGGACCGTAAGCGCGCTGATCTCCCATCCCCATTCGACGGGGACCGCAGCGATCTGCGTTTTTTTGGTGGTCAGCACCGATTCAGTGAGAGAACCCGACCCGTGAAACGCGAGGTTCGTCGCTCCCGGGTAGATGCCCGTCACCTTGTTGGAGATGCCCACGGCCGTGAAGACCGGGTTCTGCTGGTAGTAGCGTCCTGATCCAAGATCAGCCATTGTCTTGCTCCTTTGGGAAGGGTTGGGGAGGAGCGAGCCCGAAGACCCGCCCCTCACACGTCTTTAGAAGGCGTAGCCGCCGAGGGTCGGTTCCGTCGGGGCCGACGAGAAGCTCGTGCCGACCTTGAACGGTTTGCCGCCAGCGAACTGCAGCGACGGGCCATACCTCACCAACAGGGCGATGTAGGCATACACCTGGAACCGGATCTGGAGCGTTCCAGAGACAACCTCCGGGAGGACCCTCACGCGCAGGTCCGACTCGAAGAACCACACGTCGTCGCCCTTCATCGTCAGGCAGTAGCTGAACGCTTCCGTCCCGGACGTGATGAGCGCTTCCGCTGCTTTGTTGGACGCCGCGACGATTTCCGCTGCGCTCCCCGTCTTCTGCGAGTTCGCGGAAGGCAGGATCGGAGGGATGTTCGCCGACTGGAACACCGACGGCCCGAGGGGCGTTTTGAACAGGAACCCCTCCGGCTGGGTGTCTGACGCCAACAGACCCGAAGTGTTGAAGTTCGGGAAGTCGGTGTTGTTGAGCAGCAGGCGGCCCTTTTCGGATTCGCTGTCTGTCGCTGACGCGAGGTACGCCCCGAACGCCGGGTTGATGAAGTGATGCACGTTCTGGGTGTTGAAGCGTTCCTTCGCGATATGCGACCAGTTGGCGCCCATCGCCGCGATCAGCACCTGCGGAGAGACCGCACTCGATGATTCGCGGTGGCCGGCCTTCCATTCGTTCGCGCCTGACCCCAGTGACGGGAAGAGGCCCTTGATTGTCCCCGCGTTCAGGGTCGAGGCGTTCAGCCCCTGCCCATAGGAGACGTTCTGGTCGACCTTCAGGTGATAGTCCGCCAGGAGGTCTTCCTGTACCACCCGGTCGAACATCTGCCCCGGTGACTGCTCGATCAGCTGGATAGCGACATCCTGCTGACCCGCCAACGTCTTCACGGCAGCTTCGACGTATTCGGTTTCGATGTCCCTCGAAGCGACCCCGGCGTTGTCCTGCAGCTGGGGGGCGACTTCCGCACCGAGCTTGATCTTCGGGAGTTTGATCGTGTCGGTCCCGAGAGGCACAGGCATGTTTCGGCACTGGGTCGAGATGACCCTTCCGGCGCGCAGCGCCTCGATGTGCCCGGTCTCCACCAGCCACAACGGGGGTACGTATTCTCCACCGGCCCCAGGGGCACGGGAGGGGTTCGCGCGCTGTTCAAATGCACGCATCTCGAATGGTGACTGGGTGAGTCCCCCGCGTAGGCCGAGGCTCTTGCGGAACTCGCGCTCCGCTGCCTCCGTCTGGTCTTCGGCGGCACGGCGGGCTGCCGCCTCGCGGCTCTCGACGGTGTCCTCCATCTGCTTGCCGTGCTTGGCACGGCGTTCGTCCGCCGCTGACCAGCCGCCCTCGGGCATGAACCGGCCACGGAGAGAGTTCTCCGAGCCGATCAGGTCCTTGAAGAAGCTGTGTTCCTGGGCGTTGTCCTGCCGGTAGACGAGAGGGTCTTTCTGGGATTCGATTTCCTCGTGCTCGAGTCCGGCGTCGTCGGCGAGTTTGCGGCGCTCGGCCCTTTTGGTGAGCGTGTCAACGCGAGCGTCGATCTCTTTGAACTGGCGCTCCATGTCGTCGTTCGCGGCGCGGTACTCCTCCTCCGCGAGGTTGAAGGCGTCGCGCTCCTCGTCAGTGGGACGTTTTGACTCGTCCTCGTCTTTAAGGCGCGCCTCGAACTCCGTGCGTGCCTGCTCGCGGCTGTCGATCAGCTCGTCCCATTTACTGGCGATCTCCGCCCGCTGGTCTTTGAGCCCGTCGAGAACCGTTGGCTCAGTTGCTGTAGCCATGATTCGTCCTTTCAGAGAGCCCCAGACGGGGCCGTTTGTGTGGTCTCCTACGGGCGGTGCTCGACCACGGGACGGCGACACACGCACATGTGGGCGTGTCAACGGTCCCGAGCGGAGTCCAACGCGTCGGGGTGGATCAGAATTCGGGGGCGGGTTTCATCCCTGCCCCGGTGAGCACCGAGATCCCAGAAGGGAACCTGTGCGGCATCCAAGCTGTCGTGCGGTGCAGGCGGAACCGCACCTGCAGGGTTCCGGAGGTGGCGTCCTCGATAACTGCCTGCAGTGGCCGGGACTGCCACAGCATGAAGTCATCGGAGCGGACCGCAAGAATCGGCTCTTGGTTCCCGTTGACGGTCCGGGGGATCGCGTCATCGAGATATACCGAGAAGCCAGCGAAAGAGGAGATGGGCCAGTCCCCGCCAACGTTGTCGGTGAGGATCAACGGCCGCTGTTCAGACGTGGGTACTGTCGCCAGATACGCCTGCCTCGCCGTTGTCCAGAGAAGCGCGTCGGCTGGCCGTTTGCGTTCGATGCCGACTTTGGCGATGGCCACACCTATCTTTTCGAACAGGGTGCCGGCGGCAAGGGTCGCGTAGCTGATCGCATTGATTCCCGTGACGTTCAGGAGGCCGAGAGGTTCGGTGACCGTTTCCCCGTTCCCGGTGATCATGTCGGTCTCTAGTTCGGAGTAGAGCGATTCCTCCAGGTCGGTGAAGACAACCCAGTCCAAATGCGCTCCGGGCGGGGACATCTCCAGGTCCTGGATCGCCCAATCGCTGATCCCCCCGTAGAGGATGGCCTGCGCCTTGACTTTTTCGGTTTCGACATCCTGCATGTTCGCCCCGGTACCGGGGGTCTCGTCGTTGGCCAAGGTGCCCTTCAGCATCCTGGGGAGGTTCACGCTCGACACACCGGGGGGCAGGTCGAACTCGTGGCCCTCTTCGTTGATGAGCCGCTGGAGGATCTTCCCGGGCCTGCGAGCCTCCGCGAAAAGATGGTTCAGCCAGAGTGGCGGGGCGTACTCCCCACCGTGACCCGCTTCGACGTTGGGGTTGACGCGGTACTCGAACTCGGTCCCCTCAAGCGTGCGGGTCTCCCGGAGCTTGGAGATCGTGTCCATCTGACGGCCGTGGCGCTCCAGGCGCTCCCCGGCCCCGCTGTTGTTGCGGATTTCCGCCAGCGCAAGATCCCGGTAGTAGCTGGTGCTCCCGTACTGGTAGACGAGCTCCTCGCGGGTCTGTCTGCGGGCCTCAAGCTCGGCTGTCTCGATCGCTGCGCGCTCCTCCTCTGTCGGCTCGCGCTCTGGGGTCTCCATCATGCGGCCCCCGCGATCGTCCTGGCCCTGCGTGCCCGCTCGGACTCGGCGGATGGGATGATCACTGCGAGCGGGTCGGCTTGAGGGGCCTCGGGCTCGGGCTCAAGCGCCGGCAGAAGACCTTGGAGCTTCTCGATTGCCGCTTTGATCTCGCTCGCGTTCTTGGTGGAGATGGCCTTTCCGGCACGCGCCTCCACCATCGCCTCACCGAGATGCTCGATACCCATGTCCTCGAAAGCCCTGAGGCCGGCTGACGCGGCGGGGTTGGCTCCGAAGTTCACCACCGACACGTCACCCTTGTGCAGGCTCACGTCGATCAGGCTGCGTTTGCGGTAGTCCTTGTCCCACTCCTGGTCACGGGCGCGGAAGGCGAAGCTGGATTCGTCCATGTCTTCGCGCTCGAGCTTCGGGAGTAGGCGCTTTACATCCGGGTCATGCAGCTGGAGATCCACGTCGTAGCGAAGACCCCTGTGGGGTTCTTCGAGCCGAAGACTGCCGGTTTTCGTACGTCCCATCGGCATGTCCCCGTGGTTAGCGAGGAACATCACATCTGGCTTCTCGCCAAGGGTGCGCCTACAGAAGCCGCGTACGGCCCGCTCTTCGTAATCCCCTACCTCGTACCAGCATTCGGTAACGCTCGCGTAGCCCCCGACCTGGACGATGCCTTCGGGCCGCTCGCGTAGCTCAAGGCCCACCGGCCCCCACGCCTCCTGCCAAAACCGACGCTCGGGCATCCCGTCCACAAGTTCAGCGCGCGCCTTGCGGCGTTCCTTCGCGGCCCATGCAGCGGTGCGCTGCTCGGTCTCTGGCTCCTCCGAGCGACCGTCAACCGGCTCGTAGCTCGTAACCGGCTGGACCTCCTGAGCATCCCCGAGGGAAATACCATCGTCCCCTTCCTCGTAGGGGACCTGGAACATCTTCCCGCCCGATTCATAGGTCGCCGTGTCGTCGTCAAAGTCGGTGAGGTAGGCGCTTAGCGCTCCGCCGTCGGGCTGGTCCCTGATTGCGGATGAGAGTGCCCGGTGCCGGTCCTTGAAGCTCGGCCCTTCCCGGTGCTCGGGGTCCCAGACAGCGGCGCGCGCCTCAAGCTCTGCGTCGGTCAACTCACTCATAGGCACCTCCGTGGGTGCAGGTCACTTCGACGGTGGAACGTTGCCCTTGGAGGGCGGAGGGATCTGGACAGGTTCCTGGCCCATTTCCCTTTCGCTGTTCTGCAGCTCCTTCAACGCTTCCAGAGCCATCTTGTACATCTCAGTGTTGATCGGGACATAGGTTTCTTTCCCGGTGCCCTTCGGCAACGGGGGCATGTCGAACGTAGCTCGCACGTCGTCTGCGCACCATGCGCCGCAGAGCATCATCAGCGAGCCGACCTGTGCCCTCTGCACCGAATCACCACGAATACGGTGGTGCAGGTTGAAGTTCGCGAATTCACCCGGGGGAAGGCATTCGGTGAGCGCCAGTTCCCCTCGGCAGAGATACCCAGCGAGGGTGTCGGTTACGTAGCTTCGCTCCTGCTGCTCGATGCCTCGCCCGAAGCTCGTTGACCGTTCGTTGAGCCCCACCTTGTGCGGTGGAATACGGAAGATCAGTCCGCTGATTTCCTCCGCCGAGTATTTCCTGGCTTCAAGCAGCTGCTGGTCAGCGGGGCTGATCGAGATCGGGTTGAATTTCGCTTCCTCGGTAAGGACAGCGGGGAGACTCGACTTGCTCGTCCCCTGATGCGCCGACATCCACGACTTGGCGAGGGCCTTCGTCTCGGTCTCCCCGAGTTTGCCCTTCGCTTCGATCACGCCGCGCGGGTCAGCGCTGTTCTTGTAGACCGTCGTGGCATGCACATCCATCACATGCGCCAGCCCAAGGGAGTGGCGGAGTAGGCCGATCGGGTTCAGCCCGAGGAGCATTCCGGGCATGACCTGATAGCGGACATGGAACAGGTTTTCCGAGTTGATCGGGTGCCCCGCCACATACCACTTCACGCCTTTGGACGTGATTTCCGGACGCACCATGTCAGGGTTCAACGGCATGATCTGCGTCGGATAGCCAAGCCAGTCCCGTTCGACGATCAGCCCGAAGAAGTTCCCTCGCAACGCGAGGCTCCAGATAAACGCGCAGAGCCAGTCGATCCGGCTGATCGGCTCATACGGCTTTTCCAGCAGGAGAGGTGTCGGGAGTTCCTTCGCCGTGTTCACCCACGCGGGCTTATCCAGCACCCGCAACGGGAGCGAGACAACGGAATCGGCGAGCAGCGAGCAGCAGCCATACACGGCCGCAATCTCTGGTGCCGTCTCCGAGGTGACGTGCGTCGGACTACCAGCGCTGCCCCCTGGTGGCGGCGGCGCCGTCATTCCCCATTCGAGCGCTCACAGATACGGATTCGCCCCCCGAATCTCCATGAGCGTTCGTGCGGCTCTCCGTATCAGCATACATCACCCCCTTGGGGCACTTAGGGGATGCTACGCAGACTGGTGACGGGCTCTAAATGCCTGCCAGCGGCGGGATGCGTGTGCTCGGAGCCACATGAGCGGGTGAACCTCCTCCGCAGCAAGTCCCATCGTGAAACACGCTCCAGCCACGACTAGGAGGGCTAGGGCTCTCCCGGAGTATTCGTAGGCCGCCCCGGTGAGAGAAGCGAAGCCGAGAAGCTCTAGGCCGTTGGAGAGCACCTATGCAGCCTTCCAGCGCGGCAGGCTCTTCTTACCTGCACCCGAGCGGTGGTTAGCAGCCCGCAGCCGACGTTCATTCAAGGGGAGTTTCTGCTCACCTTTCGCTTCTCGTCTGGCGCGCTTGGCTGCCCGCTCTGGGTCCTCTACTCTCCGGCGCATTGGACTGCGCCCCCCTGATGGGTAGCGACGTACTGAGCGGCCAGCTTCTTCGCCTGCTCCGCGGTGAGCGGGACCTCTACGGTGAGAACGCCCGTCGGGCGCGCTGCATCATCAAAGTAGGGAGTGTCCTTCTTCCGTCTGAACATCTAACCCCTCCTGTGTGAGATTGAGGCGTCGTGCATCGCATCGACGCCCATGTGACCACCCCTCCGAAAGCCACGCGCTAAGCCTCACGGGGGATTGCGAAGCGGGGCCGAGCAGCATCATTGGACCGCCAAGCAGGCTTTCACGGTCGCTAACGAGAGCGAAAGCATTCCAAGAACCGCCCGAAGCAAAAGCTGAGAGCCATTGGTTCGCGATCGGGCTGCCCGCTGCATCGTACGTCAAGAGCTGTAGTTCGTCGTACAGATCCGGGTCCTCGGCCGCAACGGCACGCGCCCACGCATCAACCTCGCGCAGGCTCGCAAAATGGGCGCGAGATGACCCCTCAGGATCAACGATCACGTAACGCATCAGACTCCCATCCTACGTCGGCTTGGTCTCGGCAGGGTAAACATCGGCGACACGGTGCCGCGAAAAGCAGCGGCGCGGGATGAAACATCTGCAAGACCTCGACAACGCAATCGCCGAGTGGGTCGGCGAGCCTGGGGTCGATCCGAAGCCGTACGAAATCTCCGGCGATTTCCGCCTGAACAGCCGAGAGTATGTCTTCAAGGGGAAGCTGCTCAAGCCCTTGGATGACCTCCTCCTGTGGGGCGTCATGTTCGGGGACGCGATCCACAATCTGCGATCCGCTCTCGATCACCTCGTCTGGCAGCTCGTCCTTGTCAACAAGAAGAGACCCAGCGGAAGCAACCAGTTTCCGATTTGCGACACGGGCGCGAACTATTGGAGCGCGGGATGGAAGGACGGGAAGAAGACGCCCAGCACCCGAGAGCGGCGGTTGGAGGGCGTCTCCGACGCCCATAAGGCACTCATCGACGAGGCACAGCCCTACCGTGCTCGGGTACCACCAAGCGCGATCCATGCGCTCTCCGCGCTCCGAGACCTCTCGAACTACGACAAGCATCGACTTGTCCACCTGACCGACTTTGCAGTGGATTTTCCGAGCCGCGAGGCTTTGGACAACCTGTTCATCGTCAACGCCGACGCGGGCGAGCGGATCGGCACCAGATTCGAGCCGTTCCGGTACGACCGTGAGACAGAGGTCTTTGCGGTCGAGTACTCCTGTCCGGGACCAAACCCGGAGGTGAGCGTGCAGGGAAATCCTCCCCTCGGCATAGGCATTAGCGAGTCCCGAGCACGCTTCAGCCACCTCCAAGGGCTTGCCTTCGACATCGGCAGCATCATCGAGGAATTCGCCCCCGACTTCCCCGTCTAGCTCGCTTGTATCGATCAGCATTTATACAGTCGCTCCCTATATGTGAGCCTAGACGGCTTCGCCGCGCGCCTGTAGGTCTTTGCGAACGTTTGCGTAGAATGCCGCAGACGCCCGAGCGTCGGGGTTCGAGATGTGAGGCGTGATCGCAACAAACGGGCCGCTCGTCCTGAGCTGGATTGGTGCCGGTGCGGTCTTTACGGTCTCGTAGCTGTCTTGTTCATTCGTCATCATGGTCGCCCTCCTGAGGCATGCCTGCATCTTTAGTGTATTGCTCCCATGCACTGTTGAACAGGTCGCGCAGCTCGGCGAGCAGCAGGGGCGAGAAGTTGATCCGTGAGACGACTTCCCCCATCTGCCCCTGAGGTCCGATGCGGACGAAATCGAGCGTCAGCTCGTGCGGGGTGCGCTGAAGCGCGGCAAAGTTGGCCCAGTGACCCTCAAAGTCCTCCTGGGGCAGCATGATGTTCGGCTGCTGCTGTGGGGTTGGTGGCTGCGACACTGAAGTTCGATCATGCCGAAACACGGGTGGGATGTCTACCCCAGTTTACGTTCCCGCGACATGATCATCCGAGTCATCGGCCCGCTGCGACCCTGCTTTAGGAGGCTGAGAACTTCCTGGCCGGGCTGGCTGAACCTGCTTAGGCGTGACTCGCGAGAGCTGATCGATTGTCTCTTGCGTCAGCGGCAGGGCTTCGCGACCCAGCACTAGCGTCGGGCCGTGTGCGTGATACTCGCCGATACTTGGAGCCGCTGGTGCGGGGGGTGGCACAGTCGTCTCTTGGCGATCCTGAAGCCACTTAAGCCTTGCACCCTTCGCCCAGATGCCCAGGAAGAAGAACACCAGGAATAGGAGGAACAGGAAGGCTTCGACGTGTATATGGAGCACTACGACCGCTCCAAACAGTGCGAGGACGACCAAGATGCGTTCAGCGATCTTGATTGCAGGATGCTCGCTGACCTCGAAAAGCCAGCGCAAGCCATGCACCAGCGCCAATGGCCAGAACCACGCCCGATACATGAGCCATCGGATCGGATGGCGCGCTCGATCCAGCCCCGATGGAGGTAGCGTCCCCGACACGCCGTCGGAGTCTGACTAGTCGAACAGCTCGATGCTTTCTTCGCGGAACGCCGCCACGACCAGGTCGAGCGCGTCCAGCCGCGACAGGCACGGGGAGGCCCAAAGCCGCTCACCGTGCCGGACAACAACGCGATCGGCCGCGAGCGTCTTGACAGCCGCTACAGCGCCCGAGCCAAGCAGACGCTCCAGACCATCTAGCGTGCGCTCGCGTTCAAGGACGAGGCGCACAACCTCGCGTTGCATCGCCGTGTCGTCCGTTCGCAGCATCGCCTTGGACCGTAGACCGCAAAGGGCATCGTTTGCAGGGGAAAATCAAAATGATGCACTACCCAAGATCCGATGGGCCCTCCGTAGGGTGTGGCCCGTGAAGGCTGTACCTCGTTAGAGCTTCCCTTCTTCTCTTAGCTTGTCTGCGATCTGGTTCAGGTCTATGACCTGGGGGGTGCCTAGCGGTGTGAGCGTCACGACGCCCCAATAGGCGAGCGTCACGCTGACCAGCGGGGAGATGTCCACGCTTGAGTCTTTGCGGCTCCAAGCCCACGCCTCGCTCAGGGAGCGCTTGGTTGCGCCCTTGATAGCGGAGGCGAGCTCGATCTCCCCGAGATGGCGGAGAGTGTCTTGCTTCACCGCGTCGAAGAACATCCCGCACGCCTGAGCGTGCTCTTTCGCGTTGACGACCGTGATTTCCCGGTCGACCAAGCCCGAGAGTAGATCGCCGTGCTCGGACTCGCGTAGCGCCTTTGTGAGGTCCGGCAGTAGGGCGCCGGCAGGCCCGGAAGCATCGAGGATGACAGCGGTCGGCTTGTGCTTCCAGACGACCTCGACAAGGCGGTCTGCAACCCATCCGGTACCGCGCTTGTGCTCGACGAGCTCGACATGCACCTTCGAGTCGCTGCGCCGCCCTGCGACACCCAGGGCAGACCACGAGCGGTCGGGGGTCACGTCGATCTCGAAGCACAATGGACCCGCAGCCTCGGAGAGTTCGTCGGTGCGTGCCGCCCAGTCCTCCGGGCTGATCACGACACCATCCAAACCATCAGTGCGGGGCCACGCCCCGACGTTCAATCTCTCCACGGCAAACGCCCTAGGGGACATGGAGCGCTGCTCCTTCGCCACATAGCTCGGAGAGATCCGGATCCCCAACGCGGGGTTGGCTTCCGCCCACCGTTCGGGGTCGATCGCCATCTCCGGCGTCACGTCCTCCGGGCGATCAGCGTCAACCGAATGCTCGCCGTAGACCAGCGAAGGATCACCACCAGCTATCCCTCTCTCCCTCAGTCGGGCGAAGACCACGGCGTCATGTGCGGGGTCTTCCTCGTCGCCAGCTGATCCGGTGTACCAAATCTGCGGGTTGGGCTGGGCGGAGAGGATCGGCATCAGCGTGCCGTGGAACGCCTCCGGCAGGATCATCGCCTCATCGCAATACAAGCAGCCACAGGAGAACCCTCGGCCACCCGAACCCGTCCGGGGACGAAAGCGGAGCCTCGGCGCGACCCCCGTCCGAGGATGGCGGTGCAGGAGGATTTCCTCGCTGCCCTTCCCGCGCCTGATTTTCTTCACACGACGAGAGAACTCCGGTGTCCCTTCGATCAGATCCTCCAAGCGAAGAAACTGCTCCAGGGACGTATCGGCCATGTGGGCTGAGTGGATCTGCAGCGGTTCTTCGAGGAGGAACAAGCCCCCGAGCTGGCGGGCCTCAAGCTCCCCGTTCTTTCCGTTCTGGCGAGGAACAGTCAACCCGACCTCGAGCGCCGCCCACTGCCCATCCGAGGTTTCCCCCAACGCAGCAGTTAGATGAGCCTGCTGCCAAGGATCAAGGATCAGGCCACCCATCCGGGCGAGGTCGATCACTTCCGCACCCGACGACGACGCGTACGGGGGAGCCCAGAAAATCCTCGCTACCTGGCTACCGAGCAGCGCGTCGTTCGGGCCGACGATTGGCCCGCTGCTCCTTCCGAGTTGCCCAGCGGCAGTTCTCCGGGGAGTAGGGGCCTTCGTTGTCAATGCGCTCAAGGGTCATACCCTCCGGGCGATCACCCATGTCGGCAATGAACTGTGCGGGATCGTCCCATCGGGGATCAACACTTATGCCGCGTCCGCCGTAGTGAGGGTAGTCACGCCGCTTGGCGTTATTGCATCGCGCGTGCATCGCCGCCCACGTTTTGAACAGCGGGTGATAAGTGAGCCCATGACTACGATGGGTCTCGGCCGTCCGGTCGCGGGCGAAGCATCCGCACGATCGAGCGGACCCCCGCTTGAGATTGGCGGCCACCACAGCGACCTCTTCGCCGCAGTCGCAGAGACAGTCGTAAACGCGGTGGCGCCGCCGACGCTCCGGCGAAAGGCCGGTGACAGTCAACCGTCCAAAGCGGGACCCTACCCGGATCGTTGGCGCAGGTGCCATGCACACATTCTAGTAGCTAGTGTGCCGCCTGACGGCGCTTTGCACGGGCAGCGGAGAGATCGTCGAGGCCATCCTTTGTCTGCTCCTCCGGTGCCAGATCCCGAAGGGCACCCAAGACTTCCCGCATCTCCCGAGCACACATGCTCTTCGACGTAGCCGAGTTGAACGGATGCTCGATTTCATAGGCCAGCCTGATCGCAGCAGCAGCCAGGGCGGATTCCGCGAGTTCCGGTGAGCGCTCGCGGATCTTGTCCACGTCATGCTCAGCAGCCGAGATCACATTCGAACGAGACGAGACCCCGAGCCCTTTCGGGAACAGCTCGTTAGCGAGATCCGCGGACATCTCCACCAGGCACCGCGAGCTAAACGGTCCGTAGACGCTGATGACAGTCGCGCCACGCTCGCCCAGATCGGACGGCTTTGCTTTCGTCCGTGGCTTGGCTGTAGCTTTAGGCGTGCTCACCAGTCTCTCGATTTCCTCCGACGCACGCGAGTCGCCTGCCTGTAAGGGTCACGACCCGACGTCGCTCGGTTGCAAGCCTGATGCTCAGGGCCGCGAGTGACACGCCGGTCAATATCGTCATGGCCGAGATCCCAGTCGGAACCCGGCAAGATCGCATACCCACACCGCCAGCAGCACACGCCGCCAGCTTCCACGCGGGCCTTCCACATCTCCCGGCGCTTCCGGTGCTCACGGTCATAACCACGTTTGGCCGAGTTCGGCCGGTTTCGTTCCCGCTCCCGGCTTGGCATTACGCAGCCACCACGTCTGCACCGACGCGCGCTTGATAAGGCGAGTTTTCAGGCCCTCCCGCGATTTGGCTTTCTAGAGCCGCATCAGAGCTTAACGCGTTTCGTGGGGGGGAACGACGTTGACCGCGGGTCACCTAGAGTCAACCCCGACTTTCGTACCGGGCGCCGGTAGGGCTGTGCCTGCCTCGCTCTACGTACATACGTAGTCTCAGGCTGTGGTGCTACCTGCGAGGTCTGCGCTGAGGTCCTGGCAGCAGATGCTTGCGACCATCTCAAGTGGTGCTCGTTCGATCAGCTGTGGTGCCATGCATATGAACGCTCTGCGCTCACCATGCTCAGCAACGATGAAGTTCTCTGGCGTGTAGATCCGCTGACCGATGATTGCCTTGTGTCGGTCCGGTAGATCATCCCAGCACCCGTAGAACGTGATGCTGTCGCAGTTGATCTTGCCGTCTTGGTGTGCCTTATAGCGGTCCATGTCGCTAGTCAAGACAGGTACGCCCCACTTCCCACTGCCCTTGATCACACCGTCAAAGCCATCGAAGAAATCATTGAGAGGCTCTACCCCTACGTCAGGCGTTAGTGCAGGGGGCTGGGCCGTGATCGACATTTGCTCTCCCTTCGGGTTACGGCCGCCGTGCAGGGCTACGGCGAGCAAGAGGACGCCGATCCCCACGCGGGGTGGCGAGTCAGTGGCAGCGAGCGAGGCGCCCAAGGCGCCGACGATGAGTCGCTGCGAGTCGTCCAGCCGCATACATATGCGGATCGGACGGAGATATTACGTCCTTAGAATAAAGACCCGTAGTTTCTACGGACGCAGGGGTTTTGGCTTATACAGTGGCTTTATATGTGTGGGCGCTCATGCCGCTCTCCTTATCGGCTGCCACGGCTGACGGGCATGACCGTGACGCTTCCTGGAAACCGGGACTCGCCTAGAGTCGTAGAACGCCAGCCTGCGCTTAGTAGGACCGTAGATAGGAGGGTCGTTCTTCAATGCTCTGAGGATGAGCGTCTCGTCTACGGGGTGATGTGGCTGGTTTGAGTCGCAGCGCTTGCATCTACATCCGCTTGCGTGATCGACGGCCATCTCAGCCCTCCGCAAATATGAGGAGGAAAGCGAGGCCAATCGAGAAGCAGACGACGGCCGAGAGCGGTGTGTGCACGATCGCCAGAAAACCTGCGAACGGAATGTAGATAAGCAGCCGATACCACCAGTGGTGCGTAGACATGCCCCTCCCCATCACGATTCGAGCCAATCGGCTTCACGAAAGTTCATCTCGCCCGGCAACGGTGGAACTGGATCGCCGCGTTCAAGCATCCCCAGCAGCGAGCCGCAAACGTAGCTCGGCAACGCCCCGTGGATCACTTCGTACTCGACAATCGCCTCAAGAGCGCGATCTGGACTGCGCGGCTCCCTGCGCAACGGACTCACGATCCCCCTCCATCGGTCAAGCAGCTAGAGCGAGGTGATCCGGCTCTGAGCAGGGGTCGGCCCCCTTCTGGTCCATATCCTATACCACGGGGGTGGACAGAACCAAATCCATCGCCTACTCGTACTCCCCAAGCGCCGTCCGACAGGCAGGCGCAGCATCGATCACCACGCCGTGAATCACGTTGTGCTCGGTACTGGACTCTCCGAGGTTCGTAGCAGCCGCTTCTGCCAGATCGCGCGTTGAATAGGCCCCGTACAGGAGCGCGCCTTCGAAATCGGTGTACTGGAGAAGGACGAAGGCCTCCCGATGGGATGGTTCGCGGCTCTCCGCTGGCTCGGGTTGGGCTGTGGGCTTTTGCCAGCCACCACGACTGCGCGTGATTGGTTCGTCGCTCATGCGGGTTCGTGCATTGGCTCGATGTATAGGCGGAAGTTGATCGGTAGCAGCGAGCGATCCCATCCCTCGTCAAGAGCGGTTGCTATCGCGGCATCACGATCTGCGCAACCCGTTCCACAGACCCTTAGCGTCAGACTCCCCGCCGCTGGAAAGGCATCGAGGGATTCGACCTCGGCAAGCTGGAAGTTGGTCTCGGTCAAAAGGCTGTGTGCGTGCTGCATGTAGTCCTTGGCCGTGATCATGCGAATCGCGTCGTCAGCGATGCCCTGAGGCTTCCCTTCCGCCAACCATGCTTCGCGGGTGAGCGTCAAGCGTTGAGTCATGCCGCGACCCTGGAGAGATCCGCCGTCAGGTCCTCGCAAATGATCCTCGGCAGCAGATCATCCGGTGCCTGTTCGATCAGCTGGTTGGCGAGACTGATCCAGGCGAAGGCTTGACCACGCCACGCGACGGCATAGCTCTCATCGGAGTAGAGACGCGTTCTGACGCTGGCTGCGACCGCGAACGGTAGATCCTCGTAGCTGTCGAATAGCTCCAGACGGTCGCAGTGGATCTTGCCGTCCGTCATGGCCTTGGTGAGCTTTACGCGAAGCTCGGGGTTGGTCATGTCGGAAATCGCCTTGTACGCCAAGCCGCCGCGCGGTCCATCACCGATTTGATCGCCGCCTCCCGGTCCGTGCACTCGGCAACGAACAGCGGGGCTTTGAGCGGGCCGCGATTCATGTGCTCAGCCGTGACAGGACGCTGATAGCGCTTTGCCAGATCGCCAGACACGTCGGCCTCGATACGCTGTTGCACCAGCGGCGACTCCATCTCGCGTTCTTCGACGTAGTACGGCCGGTGCCATTCGGCGGTGTAGACCGTTGCGATTCCGACTCCCGGTGGGAGCAGATCGAACTCCTCCACACTGTCGCCACCGCCAGCAGCGACGAACGCCTCGGCGTCTGCCTCAGCCTCAAAACAGGCTTCAATCGAGTAGTCGCTGTAGCTGCCCTCCGTGACGGCGTAAATGGTGCGCTTCTCACCCACGCTTACCGTCACGATGATGCCGCTTGCACCGTCGATTGCAGGGCCAGCCACTTCGCGATCGTTCTCGTCAAGCCACGCCCAACCACCGTCCCCGCGCAGGTACACGCGAGTCGGCAGATCATCCGGTCGTGGCAAGCGAGTCCCCACCCATCCCGGCTCAGGCGCAGCGGCTCGTCCAGGCATGTTGTCGTCGCTCATGCGATCTCGGGCTCCCTAAGCAATGGCTGGCGCTTCCAGTCAGACGATCGAAAACAGAACGTCACCCGGAACGAGCCATCCTCGTCAAGCCTCGGCTCCAGCTTGCACATCCGCCCTTCGAAAACCGCCCAGTCGCCCGGACAGTCAGGGCATGTCACCGTCGCAGACGTTGGCGCTCGGAGCACCTGACCACCACCGCGCTCGTGACCACCGAAGTAGCATCCGCATACAGGACAAGGCAGCCAGAAGTTGCCGTGGAGCTTTGCGTAGATGCGATTCAAAAGTCTCATGCGGCACGTCCCAGCACACGTCTAATTGTACTCTTCGGCAGCTTCGTGACGAACTCGATCTGCCTCTCGGTCATGCCTTTGTCAGCCAGCCGAAGGGCCTCTTCTCGCTGATCCTTAGGCGGCGTATCGTCGGGCTCGGTCTGTGCTGTAGCCCACGCCATCCGCACGAATTTCTTGGTGGCCTTGAACTCGTTAGCGACCTCCTCGACCGTCCATCCCTGCCTGCACTTCGCCACGATCCGTTTTTCCAACTCCGCCTGGGTCTCCTCGACGATCACGACACGCTTCTGCTTCAACAGGCCCTTCAAGTGATCCTGGGCTTCTTTAAGGATCCGCTCGCGCTCGAGAACGCTCGCCTGGTCCCATCGTTCTCGCCACTCGACATGCGGCGCGTTCTGCTCACCCGGGGGACGGCCATAGCTTCTCTCGCCGCTGGAAGTGTTTGGCTCCCAGCTGGTAGTGGTGCCGTGTTGTAGCCAGACTTCCATGTTGGCTAGGACCTGGCGGAACTCGGTTTCGATGCTCAACGCGCCACCCCAGCATTCGCGGCCGTCCGTTCTTTGCGTGCCTGGATGACAGCCCGTTTCCGGGCTTTCTTCGCCTGCCTGCTACTCAGCTTCCATTTGCTCACGTTGCCTCCTCGTTTGTGGATTTGCTTGCGTCCCCCAGTCGTCCGTGTTCATGGAGGAGCCCTTCAACGGCCTCTACGAGAGCATCGGGGGCGAGCTTCCAGGAGCGTCCGTCGGTTGGCTGGGTGCCCTCCAGTAGGTCGAGGATGGGACCAGCCTCAAGCACATCGACTGACTCTCCATCCTCGAGATCAGCACCCCTAACGCCCGTTTCCCGCTGCGACGCTGCGTGATTCGTCGCTGCCCAGTCTCCCGATGCTGTCCCGTAGTCCTGCCGCGTGCTCGAGGGCCTCCTGATGATCCAGGCTCAACAGGAACGCCACCTCGTTGCGCGTATAGCCAACAAGGGTGATCTCTTTGGACAATTCGTGCCTCCATCCGCTCGCCGTGTCATAACTCTGGGCTACGGAGGGACACGTTGAGGAGCGTGTCTTAGGTTACGGGAGCCCCGATCTGCCAAGGCGGGGCTTCTGTCGTGGAGGGGGCCTTATCATCAGCTCAAGGTGCTCCTGCCGATGCGTAGGAGGTCGATGGCGAAGCAGGCCACGAAACCGATCACCCACGGGTTACTGGTGACAGGGAAGGCCGGGGTGTGGCTGAGTAGCCAGATGATGAGCCACGCGATTGTCACGCCGCTCTCCTTTCGTTGAGGCGCTTCCGCTGACGCTCCGGGAGCTTGGCCTTCACCAGCAGAGTGGCAAGGTCGTGGGTGTTCGCCCTGGGCCAGCGGCGTCCCGCTTCGATGGCTTCGATTGCTGCCTCGACGGGGCCGGTCATGCGGCCTCCAGGGTTGCTATTGCCTTCTCGTATCGGGCTTTGAGGGACCGCCAGTTCGGTTCGTAGGCAGCCATCGAACCTTCACCGCCGCTGTCCTCTCGACCACCGCACTCGTTGTAAGGTCCCGGAGGGATCCTTGAGAGGTTGTCGCGCAAATCCGCCAGCTTGACCTCGCGGATCTCGGCAACCCACGTCGAGGAATGGCCGTCTCGGATGCCCTGGATGTACTCGGCGTAAGTCTCCTTCGGTGAGCGCGTGAGGACTTCGACCGAGTTTTCGATCCACATGCCGTTCTCCTCGAACGTCTCTTCGAGCGACGGGACGACGACGGCATCCTCCATCACATCGTGCAGTGCAGCGAGCACCTTGGCGCGTTCGCCCTCGACCGCGTTGACGACTCGCAGCACGTGCAAGAGGTATGGCTCGCCCTGTTTGTCTCGCTGGTCGGCGTGAACCTTGATCGCAATCTGGAGGGCCGCTGCTAGATCGCTCATGCCGCACTCCTGGTCGTGGACTTACAAGCCGCGATGACTGACAGCCGCTGACGGTCTGTCAACTCCTCAACGCACTTCGCAGGAGATACCTGTAGACGGGTGCACGCATACTTCGCGGTAAGCCTTCCCCATCTCCGCTGTGCGGAGAGGAGCTGCAGGAGGGTCATCCGCTGGACACACTCCAAGGCGAGGGCCTCCTCGATGCTCATCGTCTGGTTGAAGACCCGGCGCTTCACCGCGGCTCTCTCCCCACGGACACGGTTTGCTTCCTCGAGCGCTGCTGAACGCTGGGCTTCGCGGGCGGTCATCCCTCCGAGCTCCCCCACGATTCCGGCAGGGACGGGCCTACCTCAATGCACTTCTCGTGGAGTAGGAACTCGCAGGTGTGGATCATCAAAGAACGGTTTGGCTCAGGCACCTTCTCCCACGTCCTGGCGCTTGCCTCCCGTGTGCGATACCCGTAGCCAGGTGCAAGCAGCTCATAGACCTCGTGAAATCTCGCTGAGATGCGCTCCCCATCCGTCATCCCTCTGCCCTCGGGTGGTCGGCCGGGAATCCGCTGGCGATTGAGTTGACGGTCTCGACGCTCAATCCTGAGTGGCGACACACGTCGACCATGGGGAGTCCGGCGCGTACGGCTGCGGTGACGACAAGATCCCTCTCTTCTAGTTCTCTTTGGAGGTCTCGCGTGCTTCGCTCCACGCCCATGCGGACACGGATTAGATGCTCTGCTGCGAAGACTGGCTGGTCGCTCAGGAGCCCAGCGAACTGGTTAGCTGCGGGGCCTTGTGGGGTACCGGAAGCCATCACGCTGCCTTAGCCTTCTCCGGCAAACCGGTCTCAACCACATCGCCATACGCGACCACACCATCAAGCTCGCCACATTCGACTGTTTTGACTTCCTGTTCAGTGGTATGCCAGATGCACAGGCCGGCAAACAGTCGCTTTGAGAACGACAGCTTGAGCTTGCACTTGATGCCCCACCCGGCCTCGATGCCCCACCCGGCCTTGATGCCCGACCCGGCCTCGATGCCCGACCCGGCCTTGATGCCCGACCCGGCCTCGATGCCCTGCCCGGCCTCGATGCCCTGCCCGGCCTCGATGCCCTGCCCGGCCTCGATGCCCCACCCGGCCTCGATGCCCTGCCCGGCCTCGATGCCCC